ACTAATCAAGTGAAACAAGTTTTGGACTTTTTTAAAAATGATATCGTTATAAACGAAAGAGACTTTGATGGAAAGTTTGCTACTCACCGAAACTATCATTTCAGCAAATGTAACGGAGATTATATTTTTATAATTGACCCCGATGAAATGCCACAAGAAATGTTGATTAAAAATCTAAAAAGTATTACAAAAGAAACTGAAGCAGATCTACTTTGTGTTCCCAGAATCAATATTCACCCGGGTTCAACACAAGAATGGCTAGAAAAATGTAATTTCAAAGTTAATGAAATGGGTTGGATTAACTGGCCAGATATGTCGATTAGATTATTTAAAAAAGGTCTGACGATGTCCAGTGAATTACATGAAACTTTCAAAACCGATGGGAAAAAAGTCATTCAAGTCCAACCTAATCCTGGACTGGCTCTTTGGCACATCAAGTCTGTCGAGAAACAAGACAACCGGTGGGACGATGGTAAATATGTATTACCCGAAGATGAAAACTTGTATGATAAACTTATGTAAATATATATTAATAATGAATGAACCCATGTTATCAAAACCAACAAATATTTTTGAAAAGTTTTTAAGAAAACTAGGAATACTAAAAAGAATAAATATTAATAATTATAGTAATTGTGACATTCGTATAATTAATGACATTTTTGTCAGGAAAGGGAAAAGTAAAAAACTATATACCGGAGGTTCAAAATACAAAATAACACTATATATTCATATCGATAACAACTGGCATCTTTTATATAAAGATCGAGAGTTTGATATTAATCACGATTTAAATATTTATGATCGCGATGTTGAATTAGCGAAAAGGGGTAGGATTGTTAATATGTGAATACTCTTCCGGGATGAAATTGGATCCAGAATATTTTACTTTTTTACCAGCGTATCTTGACTTTTTGTTCAAAAGATTAACCATCTCTTCCACACCTCTCACACCCATTCTCATGAATTTTTGTTTTTTTTCCATCTGATCCAATTGGGACTTTTCAGACAAAGACTGACATACCGGCCAAGTAACTTCGCGGAGCACAAGTATTTCATTTTCCAATTGGGATAGTCTAGGTAAAATATTGTCCTTGATTAGATCTCGGACTTCTTTTAAAATTTCAAGTTCTTTTTCTGGCGGGACACTTAGATCCATTCTTCATTATCATTAATATGAATATTTTTCTTAATTATGTCACCAACATTCATATCACCGATATAATGTCTTGTCATCTCATCAATAATAGTTCCCGGGTCTGACTGACATAGTTCAAGTTTAGCACAAACCGCGGGGTCAGATAGTTTTTCAATCAAAAGCTTTGTACTGGTCTCTACAAAAGCTTCGCATGTGGAATTGCCCTTACAAATATTAATGTCCAAATAGTCCGTAACATCCTTGGTGATAGCAGCAGAATTCCGTTGAATCTCATAGGCCAGTAGCCTACACGGGTCACAGAGGAAATAGGCACCGCCGATGAAAAGAAAACTACGAAGCATCTTTTATTATTCTTCGCCTCGACTTTTTAAGCAAAGGTTCATTATATGGCTCATAAACATCGAAATCACAAAGTGATTCAACACGTGACCGCGGCGTAAATACTTCTTTCAATTCTTCAAACAATGTTCTAGAGTGTGTTGATCCCATTTATTTTAGGCTTTTAAATATTTTTGACCTGGTTTCTTTAATTTTTTGTGGTACATTTTTCCAAAACTTTTGAGGATCATCGTTATATACATCCCATTCCGCGACTACAGAATCAATCTTTTGAATATTACAATTTTCTGGAACAGAATTATAAAGTTTGATATTCATTTCATCATACCCCTTGTTGTAGAGCTTGTATAGAATCTTGTTCATATCAATCTGTACGCCATCCTTTTCAGCCCAAATGTGCCAGGCGTAGTCGGTTTGTGTCAGTTTCATGTAACCCTGGACTACTTCGCCTCCAATATGATCAGCGTACATGGCTGGTGGTACAATACCAACCGGCTGAATTTTGTTTAATTTAAGCAAAAGAGCAAAACGGTCTTCCATTTTTTTATTTTGTATATTATAAATATGGCCGACGACAACGGATTAGTTTTAATAATAGTAGCGATTATCTTTTTAATTGTGATTGCTATTTTACTCTATCTACATTTCTCACATCCAAGAGATTGTAAGAAAGACGCTGATTGTAGTTCGAACAAATATTGCGGAGATGGTAAGTTTTGTGTAGATAAATGCGTTAATCCGTCAGACTGTTCAGGAAGTGATAAGATATGTTCCACTGAAAAAAAGTGCGTCAAGGCCGCTACCCCCGCTGCTCCCGCGACCGGTGGTTCCGATGCCCCTGAGACTGACGGCGAAGATATCACCGGTTATACTGTAAAGACTAAGACGTATATACCCGGCGGAAATGATGTAGATGGTCAACTTATTCAGCAGCTTGATTTTGACCTTGCAAAAAGTCGTTGCGATACCACGGATAGTTGCCTCGCATTTACATGTAACAAAAAAAAAAAATGCGATGGTAAAACTACCAAAGCAAAAGAAGATTTACAGGATAATGACGATTGGACTACCTATATTAAAAACTAAATTAAAAGAAACCCTCTTTAAAAATAAAAAGATGATTCCCATTCTAAAAGGTTATGCGAATCATGTTTTTAAAACATTGGGTCCTGGGTACAACGAGTGTGTGTATCACAATGCGATGACAGTGGCTCTGCGTGAAAACAAAATTCCCTACGAGACTGAGCGAATCGTCCCAATCACTTATAATACTCATGTGATTGGTAATCTTCGGGCGGATATCATTGTAAATAAGAAATACATTTTGGAACTCAAGGCGGTAAAGTCTATGAACGAGTCTATGAAGATTCAACTATCAAATTACAAGAAACTTACTGGTATCAATGAAGGTATGGTAATCAACTTTCCACAGACTCTTGGTGCGGAAGAGTGCGAGTTTCACACGGAAGATCCGATTTGCCTTCAGTCAATCTAATACTTTCTTGTGCTACATAAATAAAAGGCATGGCACGATAAAATGTTTTCGCGTTAAACATGGCATCGTCGTATATTTCCTTTGGGTCTTGGGTCATAATATCCTTGGCTTCATTTAAACATAAAATCGCCCTATCGAGACGAAAATCGTGGTATTTTTCTCCAATTTTTTCGTTTTCGAGTTGCTTGATTATTTCATCCATTATGAAATTATGATTGTAAGTCTCTAAATAGACGCAATGAATTCCCATTGTAGTGTTTTACAAATCTTTTTCCAAATCTGATCTTGTTGATAAAGTTTTTCTTTTGATTTCAAGAGGGGAAAGCAGGGTAAAAAATCATCTTCTGACAATAGTTCGCAGAATTTATACAAGACATAAGAATAGCTTAAAAAGTTTTTTCTTTCTTCGGGGCAGTGGTCATCAAAGGGTTTTTGTATCATGTTGAACATTTTTCTCAATCGATCTTCGAGTTCTTGTGACATGTGTGGTGGTTTGAGACCATTTAGAATATTTGTGATATATGGAACGTGTTCGTAATATTTATTTAATTTTATTTTTTTCAAAAGACCTCTTACCTTGGCATGAGTAATTTCACTTAGGTTTTTAATTTTTTGTTTTTTAAATTCCGCCCTAAGTTGATTGATTATTTCTTCGGGTATATTGGTTGTTTCCCGTGCTTGAAATTGGAGTACCCATTCATTAAAGTGATTTTCACGCTTGTATGAATAGGCTATGATCTTTTCGGTTGATTCGTGTTCGTCTTTATATGTGAGTTCTCCCGTGAGCATCTTTTGTGCGACTCCGCATTTAACACATATATTATCACTTGTGTGGCCATCATAAACAAGATCATCTGAACCACACGCACTACATATTTGTTCCATGTCATATTCTTGTTTATTTGTAATATATTCTGATCCTTTATAATCTTCAACATCTTGTAGATATTCTTTATAAATTTCATTTCTTTGAACACCCTTTGTTTCCTTTGTATTGAATGGATTTGATGTTTTTTTTTCATTTTTGATTTCTTCAGTGTATCTTTGAATATGTGGAATACACATTGCTATATAATTATTCAATTCACTTTCATAGATTTTTTTATTACTTGGATCCTTTTCTATTTTTGTTTGCCATTCATCAATTTTATTTTCATACCTGCTTAAAAAAGTAGTTTCCATTCAAATTAAAGAATAGAAAGGTCATTCTTTTAATATGATAAAGACTATAATTTTCTTTTTTATTGACATATGGTTGCTTTGTAAATATCTAGTATATAAATTGTTTTTATCAAAAAAGGATTATGAAATATACAATATTGATGTAGAATATACTTTGGAATCCGAGGAGAAGCCCGTGTATAATTCGTTATTTTGGATTAACGAGTCTAGAAATTGGGACGGTAAAGAGACCCAAAGGTTAAAAGCGAGTACATCAGACATTAGTGATATTATGCCAGTTCCATCAAGTATCAAGGATGTTGTATTATTTATTACATACAAGTACAATAATCATATATATACCTATGTGACCAAGAACCTAGCAGTAACAAAAGTCCCACGAGTATCAAAGGAAATGTCATTTAATATTCCGATTGATAGTGTTTTTGCGGACGAAAAGGATATAACAGGGACATATTTATCATATGCTGGGCCAAAAAGAGATTTTCATAATGAAGATATAGAATGTAAATTTTTGTTTGGTTATTCATCACTAGTTATAAAGGATGCCGTTGGACAGGTTATAGATATAGTTCCAGAAAATTCAATGGTTAAGAATTTACCTTAGATGCCAAATAAAAACTAAGATTTCCCAGATTTGCTACATTATATTTCAACACCATGAATTTATTTTCCGGTTCCTGCATAATTTGAATGTTTGAGCACATTCCAGTCGCCTTTGTAAATAAATTTAGATATTTGAGTGAATATGTTCCAGTGATGTCACATTTGTCTTCTTCGGCAACTTCTATTTCTGTTTGCTGATTGGCAAAATCTCCGCTACATTTGAAAAAGATGCTCTTCTTTTTCCTAGTTACAACTAGTTCGTTCGAAATGTGACTCATGTCTCTACAAATTCTTTGGAAATCTATGGATGGTAGAATAGTAACAGTATTCATTTCAATTTGGGGAAGTTCAATCTGATCTTCATCAACATCCAGTAGTTTCAATTGAAACTTTGTTTTTGAAGTTTTTACAGAGTTTGAAATGCTGATATGTAGATATTCATTATCATTGATTTCGCATTCCAGGACATCGTTATTTGTGACGGTTTTCAAAAGTTTATGAAGATTAGCCATGTTGATCCCAGCTGTCACGGGATTGTTGCACTCATAATGTTCAAAATTATCAGCTGATAAATCTAAATCAATCAATGAAGTTCTGGCTGTATCGAGCGTGACAATTTTTACACCTTGTCTGGTGAAATGAACATTGATATCATTCAGAATATCTTTAAGAACTTCAAACGTTGCTTTAAAGGCACTAGCCTGTATCGTTTGAAACTTCATTACTTAAAATTATTGTTAAATCTTTAAGTTTTATCTACTCATTTCATCATAAGTATCACTTACCTTTTTATTAATTTTATCTTCAAGATCCTGTGTCATTACAGGCTGTAACGATTGTCCATAGCTATCTAATCCAAATAGATTACCAGTGTCATTTGGGTCGTCGTCCAATGAAGCCATCCCACATGATCCAGTTAGGTCACAGCAACTAATGTCACTTGGTAAAAGTGAGAATAGCCATTGTTTTATTTCTTTTCCAACAAACATTTTACCATTTGTAGTCAGTAGAGTGGGTACGCGTTCTATTTTACCATTGTACTTGTCTGGTATTCCCTGTGATAATTCGTGAAATTGAACAAGTGGTTGTATTTTTGGATTATCTTGAACATATTTAATTATTTCAAGACAATGATTACACTTGTTGCTGTATATCAGGAGAGCTGCCATTATTATTTAGTATATTTTGTTGATTTTTTTTTAACGCATAATAATAATAATGATAAAGAATGAATATTTAATTATTGGAGTAATAATTGCCAGCGTATGGTATTGTTGTTTAAGAAAAGAAAATTATGGTTTTAGACCATTGGATGTTACGTCTATAAATATCGAACAAGACTATGACATGTCTAAAATGAAAGAAGTGTCTGTACCTGTAACCCCCGACATGATGCAGAATATTATTTTTGCTGTATCAGACACCATCAGGGACAAAACGGGGGGGTTATGCACATATGCTATAAATGTACCTTATGTTAGAGTACTTGGCGATGATGAGGATAACGTTTGTTACAAGGCCAAGATTATGTTTCTGGCTACACAAGGATTTCCCTATGGTTTCGAAGTTGATACCACTATTGTTAATGACGAGGTCGTTAAATTAGATTCTAGATCAAAAAAAGGAATGTCTGTGGCTATTGAACAGGACGTATATGTACCATTTAATCAGATTGAAACACTTGCCAAGCCAGCGGCAAATGCTTTACCTAATGAATTTGGAATTGCGGGTCATTCAATGAAAGATAATCATTATATTTATTAAATGGTTACAGTTGATGAATTGCGAAGCATTGAAAATAATAGAAAAAAGATAAAAAAAGAAATTTATACGAAAATTTATGAACAATTTTCTAGAAAAATCAAGCACATGGCCGAAATGTCACAGAAGCAAACATTTTTAAAAGTCCCAGCTGTTGTTGTGGGTTATCCAACATACAACACAAGATCAGCGGCATTTTATTTAAAACGTCAGTTGGAACTCGGTGGGTTTAAAGTCAATATTTTTTCGGACGCCGAGTTACACGTGTCGTGGGAAAAGGAAAAGGTTAGAAAAAAAGAAAAAGTAAAGACCATAGTTGAAGACGACGACTTTAATTCATTACCATCCTTGATGAATTTGAAAAAGGCTGCGAGTAAATATAAATAAAAATTTTACTACTAGATTATAACAATGGATAACAATCTGAATGTTCTCGTAGAGGCAAAGAAGGAATATCTTGAACAATTATGTGATCTCATGTGTCCATTACTAGTAGAGTCATTTCATACCATGTATAACGAGTCTGTGAATATCAGCAACGGTAAAAAGGTACTTGTCCAGTATCAGAAACTTTTAAAGGAAGTTCCAAATTGGAACAATCATATGATCAGTCAGCACACTGAAAATCTTTCAAAATCATGTGCTTGGTTTAGCGATCTCCTGGCGGCTGTTTTTGTAAGTTTTGTTAAAATACTTTCATCGGTGAGATTAAATTCAGCCAGTAAAAAGATTTCTGTAAAACTACCAACAAACGATGTATTTGTTCACGGCTGTTATATAGCAGCGGCCAAAGATATTTACAAGGATCCCTATGTATATCACGAGATGGAAACTGAATACGAAAGAGATAATATCTTATACAAGAGATTCACTAAATGTATAGAACAGACAGTAAAAGAGATGATCCCAGTACAGAAGATTCTTCATACTTATATGTCCAGTGGTGTAGATGGTGAGAGAGATGTCGATTTAGAAAGTCACCTAGCGGAAGAAACAGAAGACCCTGATATTGAAGATGGTGAGTTTGAGGATCCCACAGAGGAACCCATGAGTATTCCAGGAGAAGAGCCCATGGAAGAGCCCATGGAAGAGCCCATGGAAGAGCCCATGGAAGAGCCCGTAGAAGAGCCCATGGCACCGACATCGGAAGTAAAAAAAATCAATTTGAATCAACTTCGGGCTCCCAGGTTTAAACAACCAGTTCCTGAAATAGAACCAGATGATGATGTTCTTTTCGGTGACGCCCCTGAAAAATAAAATTGATAAACATTAAAGATGGATAATCTACGCGACCCTATAAATGCGGCTATTTTCGGTGCCATTGCGACGGCCGGTTATATGTTTATGAAGGCCAAAATAAATAATGAACCCAAACCACAAATGAATGAATACACTAAACCAGCTATTCTTGTAGCGGTATTGGTATATTTCATTGTATCTCAGGGTAATGCGGCCAAGGAGGTTATCTCAGTTGAGCCCTTTTAACTTAAAGATTAAAATGTATTTAATTATAAAATGGCGTCCATAAAGGCATTTAACGACATGATGGAGCAGTTTCTTAACGAGCTCAGGCAGACATTCCCAGAGGAAAAAGCTGTCGTTAAATACCAGACCGCCTTTGATTTGCTAAGGAAAAGTAATCCTAGGCAATGCGTGAATGGATTTATGGAAAGTGTTAGTGCTCATTCTGATAAAATTATGCAGAAAGATGACACTTTTATTACAGAGGGAAATTTCGAATTTACAAATGAGGTGAATATTGGAAAGTATTGGAACGATGAGTTGTCTGAAAACACAAGGGCGGCGATTTGGCAATATATTCAGACACTTAATATTCTAGGAATGACCATCACTTCTATCCCGCAGGAAACACTCAGTACGATCGAGAGTGTGGCGTCTCAGTGTGCAGAGTCTATGCAGGGGGGTAGTGGAGATGAAAATGCGTTGATGAATAGTATGTCTGGACTTCTTGGAAGTCTGGGTGGTATGTTTCCAACTAACAAATAATATTGTGATAATATAAATGTCCAAAGTTTGGTTCAATGATCCACAAGAATTATTTAATAAAAACAAAATAATGGAATTTTGGCCAGATAATACTCAGACTGAAAATGATAGAATTAATTCCACTACCAGATTTATTATTTATACAACGTGTGCTATTTATTTAATGAAAAGAGATGTTCGTATCTTCATTCTTGCTGCGATGGTCTTGTCGGTTCTTTATGTATTCCACAAGAATGAAATGATTACCATGGAAGCTGCCCCAACTCCCATGACTGTTGATTATGGCATGGATTGTCAGCCACCTACTGAAGATAACCCGATGGCCAATCAGATTTATGGAGATTCCCCTACTCGCCCAGAAGCTTGTTATTACCCCACTGTTGAAGGCGAGGTAAAGAAATACCTAGATGACACGATCCCCTATGATTGTGGCCGATCCAGATGTCCTATGCCAAAGTACCAGAGAAATGCCGCCGCTAGACAATTTATCTCCAACCCCAATACAGCAAACCCCAGTGCTCAGACAGAGTTTGCCGAATGGTGCTACGGTAAAAAGTTTCAGCCAATGTGTAAGGATGACCCGAGCAGATGTAACCCCAATGCCCGCGGTGTTCAATTGGAGGCATTTGCTGGCTTAGATCCTAATGGTGATATGAGAACTGGTATGCGAGGTGGTGGAAACGGTGCTGCTGGAACATCGTCATAAACTCAATTTAATTTCTCCTTTCATTATAAATATGGCTTATGCTTTGAATCCCAATGTCCCGAGGCTTACCCGTGAAATAATTCCATCGGCACCAGCTGACGATGTAATTATGACGCATCCTCAACCTTCCAGTTTAAACTATTGTTGTCGTCCTTCCACCGAGGTATATGGTACCGCTCCTTACATGGCTGGGAAGGGTGCCCCTTGTCATCTTGTTGATGTGGCCGACGAACTTCGTCCTCAGGCTACTACTCGCTTTGACAAGCCTTTTGTAAATACTGTGGCTCGTGGTACATTTCCGTGGCAAGACATGAAATGTAGTGTTCCTCTCCGTACCATGAGTTTTGAACCCGAGAGTACTCGTGCTCAAACGCAGAACGGTTTGTTCCAAAAAAGATATTGTTAAACATTAAAGATGGAGATTGTTCTTTTAGCTACTCTTGTCGGATTCGCAAAAATTTATTCAAAACATGACGACGACGACGACGA